CAAATAACTAAGGAAATATGAAAGAGGAGAGTTTAGTAAAGAGTAAGAAGACTAATGATATTAGTTATGGTCCTGAAGAACTTAAAGATTTGATTATCTTTGATGCAGTATCTAAGTATAAGTCAGTTGCTAGAGCAATTAGAAGAGGTGATGTGACTAAATATGGTACTATAACACCTAAAAGACCTTTCAATAATAGGGCTAACACCTCTAGAAGAGCTGGTGTTAATAGTAGAACAATGAATGAATATAAGAAGAACATTTATGGAAGACTCACAGGAAAAGCAATATGATTATAATAGTGAACCAGTAGAATATTGCACTAAATGCTTGTCTCTGGCTATTAGAGATGTAAATGGACAGTCCTATTGTGATAAGTGTGGCTGTACTCAAACAGATAAGACTGACATCTATACTTGGGAGAAGAAGTATGGTGAAGTTTATGGTGGGAGTTACTTAAACAAATAATAGTAGAAGATGGAGAAAGAAATGAAGATGGAACCAAAAGGTCCTAAGGAATTATCAAGAGAACAGTTAACTGGAATGTTGCATCAGTTATCTGAACAAGATAGAAAGTTAGTTGAAGAGAATAGAAAACTTAAGGGTGCTATACAAGAGATGTATATGACTAATACCTTTAAAAGACTTGATTATCTGTTTAGAGTAGTTGAATCTACTAATTCTGTCTTTAGTAAAAACTTTATTGCTAAGTGTGCTAAAGAGATTGAGGATATTACATTTGGTACTGAAGAACCTGTAACTGAAGAATAAGGAGGTTATTATGGAAGTGACAGTTAATAATGTAATTAGAATACCTACCTCTCAGAAAAAGTTCTTTCGTTTTTGGTTTGAATTTCTAAAGCCATTCCATAAGTTAACTGATAGAGAGATAGATGTAATTACAGCATTTACTTATGAAAGGTACTTATTAAGTAAGGTAGTATCTGATGAGGATATACTTGATAAGGTAGTAATGTCTGAAGATTCTAAGAAGAAAATAAGAGAAGAGTATAAGGTTACTCCAGCATACTTTCAAGTAATTATGGGGAAACTAAGGAGAAATGGACTAATAGTTAATAATAAGATAAATCCTAGATTTATACCTAATATAACTGAAGATAATGGTCCATTTAAACTAATGCTTTTATTTGATATACAATGAGTTATCAGGAGATATTAAAGAAAGTAGCTATAGAACTTAACCTTCCAGTGGAAGTAGTGAAGCTGGCTTATGAGTCACACTGGGCTTTTATAAGGGAAACTATAACAAGTTTACCTTTAAAGGAGTCACTGAATGGGGAGGATTTTAGTAAGTTAAGGACTAACTTTAACATACCTTCACTTGGTAAGTTCTCATGTACTTATGAGAGAATGTTAGGAGTTAAAAAGAAATTTGAATATATAAAAAGAATAAGGGAGAAATGAGAGTAATTAAGAAGATCAAACCAATGTTCACTACTGTTATCACAACAATGAACATTCTTGAAGAAAAAGATATGTGTTTCTCAGGAACTAACATAATTGATAGTTCAAAGATGAGAAGATCAGTAGATGAGTTCCAGACAGTATTAGCAGTTGGACCACATGTAAATGGTGTTCAGGTTGGTGATTTAGTATGTATTAATCCTATTAGGTTCCTTAAGCCTAAACAGGTTAAAAAGCCTAATCAAGCCCCATCATTAAAAGATGGTATGGAGGAATATCAAACTGAATTGAATTATCAATTTGATATAATTGAAATTGATGGTAAACCATGCTTAAAGTTGCAGGATAGAGACATTGATTATGTAATTGAAGACTATGAAGAAGTAGAAGAGTTTGACTCTAATCCTACTATTGTGACTGAAGAGCATCTAAAAGGCAAACCAAGAGTTGACTTGAATTAATAACAAAGCCTAGCTTAAGTAAAAATTAGGCTAGGCTTTTTAAGTTTATATACATATGAGATTAATGAAGTTTGAGGGATATACCCTTGTAATAGAACCAGAAGCTCTTGTACTTAAATCTATAAAGAATTTATGGAATAGAGATAGAAGTAAAGAGAAGGGCAGAGCATTAGCTGAATTAGGATTTATATATTTTATGGTTGATCCCAGAAGTACATATTCATATATAACTAATCCTGAGGATAGAGCAGCTAAGATTATACTTGAAGAAGGTTTACCTAGTAATTGGAAGCCTGATAAGATAGTTGAAGGAGCTATGAAGACTTATAAGGACTCAGTTATTACTACTTCATACTTATTATTAGAGGATGCTAAGTTTGCAGTAGATAATCTTAGGAAGTATTTAAGAGAGATGGACTTTACTGAAACTGATGATAAGGGAAAGCCTAAATATCCAGTAAATACCTTAGCTACTGCTGTTAATCAGATGACTGATATGGCAGAGAAACTAATGAAGACTGAGAAGATAGTAGCTCAAGAGATTGCAGAGAATAGTAAGATGAGAGGTCAAAAAGAGAAGACCATTATGGAGGATGGTATATCATGGACATAGTAAACTTATATAAAGCTATTAGGAAGAAGTTAGATGATTGGAAGGATAATTATCCATCTGATTGTGGTTTTATGATTAAAGCTAATGAGTATATCATAGAAGGAATGAGTTCTTTTGAAGAATCCTACTATTATGTAATGGTAGATATATCCTATAAATCCTATAATGGAGTATCTAGATTCTTTAAAATGGAATATAAAGAGGATTTAAGAAGCGTATGCCCAAAGATGGAAGAAGTTATTAGTAAGAGAATTCTTTCAGAACTGTCTAACCTGTTAGATAAAGGCATATTAGACAGTGTTAAAGATGGAACATTTAGAGGTTGGGAAGTATGAAAGTAGAGGATGTAGTAGAAGGGTTAAATAGATATGTAGAGGATTGTAGACAACTTCTTAATATTAAGAATAAATCATTCTTTGTTATGAGGAAGAATATGCAAGTTAATTCTTCATTCAAAGCCTATAAATCTATTAATGAAACTCTATATTTAGTTAATGGAGATTCTAAAGAAGCAGTTGTGGATATAGTCTATTCTAGTAGAATAGTCACAGGTCAAGATGAGACAGCTTATGATAAAGCTGATATTGAATTTATATCTGCTATATTTAACTATGCTAGAAGTCATAAATTTGATAAAGTATTAAAGGATGAGAGTATTACTAGAGACTAATGAATTTCAGACACCAATAACTGATGAATTACTTGAGCAATATCCTAAAGAAGTACAAGAACAGTTCTTTGACTATGTAAATAATGTAGAGTTTATTAAGAGACTTATATCTCCTAATAGAAAGAGAGCTAAGGACTTACCAAGAGATAAGGATGGTAAAATAATAGTAGATGTTATGAACCCTCATATTCTTGAGGATATGGATTACTTTAGAGAAACTGCTATACATAAAGCAGAGACTGGTAAATATACTGATTTAAGACCAAATGGTAATCCTAATTCAGATTACATGAAGTGGTTGAGAAGAGAGACTAGTAGATGTTGGTATGGTATGGTTAGACCTTCTGATGGTGAATGGATTACAGGAGATATGTATTTCTATTTGAATTATATGCCTATTGAACTTACTCAGACAATAGAAGGTCAGACTAATGCAGTTAATAGAGTAACATCTACTCCTAAGTCTTGGGAAGGTGCTTACTTGTGGTTTCATTACATTCATCAAGCTAGATATGGGGGTTTATATGATTTGAATGGTGGTAAAGATGCTCTTCAAATAGCAACTAGAGGTGCTTCAAAATCATTCTCTTGTGCATCTATGCTAGCTAAGGACTTTATAATAGGTGAAAATGAGAAATATTGTGAGAAGATTAATGCCTTTATATTAGCTGCTGAAAAAGGAACCCTTACTAATAAGGATGGTACTCTTAAGAAGTTTGAAGCATGTATTGACTTAAATGCTAGGTTAATGCAGTGGCCTGCTAAGAGATTATACAGTTCATTAGATAAGATGTTCTGGGAGATGGGATACATTGATGCTGAAACTGATGCTAAGATGGGTACTAGAAACAGTGTATTTGGTGTATCAACTAATGATGATCCTGAAAAAGCCAGAGGTAGTAGAGCTGCTAGAATTATATATGAAGAGATTGGTAGATTCCCTAAATTTCAAGTAGCTTGGACTACTAATGAACCTTCTGTTAGAGAAGGTAAAGAGACTTGGGGACAACAAATAGGCATTGGTACTGGTGGTTCTGAAGGGTGCTTAACTGGTGATAATCAAGTATTTACATCTAATGGTGATGTAAAATATATTAAAAATTTGGTTGATTCTGATGGTATTATAGGTTATAATATTGAAGATTCTAAGTATTCTATTGAGAATGTAGAACATATTAATACTCCAACATTAAAAGAATGTGTAGATATTACAACTAATTCTTTAAGAAACCTTGAATGTAGTACAGACCATCCTATATATGCAAGTAATAAGTATGATTATAATGAGATAAGAGTATGGGAATGGATACCTGCTGGAGAACTAAAAGAAGGTGATTTAGTAGCTATATGTAATGAGGTTCCAGTATTTGCTAATGAACCTATGTTTGATGCTAGATTAGTAGGTCTCCTGATTGGAGATGGTACATATTTAGAATCTCCTAGAATAATAAGTTGTGATGAGGAAATTAAAGATTATATAAGAAGTAAGTATAAAACATCTATATATGGTAAATCTTATACTACATTAGATAATAAATTATGTGAAACCTTAGGAATTAAAGGTATTAGGAATGAATTAAGAGAATTGGGGATATATGGTCAATCAGGCAATAATAAAAGATTGCCAGATGCTATATTTAGAGCTTCTAAGGAGGATGTAGCCAATCTTATAGCTGGTCTTATAGATACTGATGGTAATATAAATATTTATAGAAGTAATAAAGGTAATAGACTTCCTTCTACTACAGTATCTATAGCTACTTCTAATATAGAGTTGGCAAAGCAAGTACAATTACTTTTAATTAAGCTAGGAGTTTATGCTAATATTCTTATTAAGAAACCTTCTAAATCTATAAAGAGAATTATGGATAAAAATCCATATTATTCTATAGAAATTTCTAGTAGGGATAGTATTATAGCACTACATGATTCTGTTAATCTATTAGTAGGATATAAACAAAATAAATTAGATGAGGCTTATAATATAAATATTAATAAGAAGAGATGGAGAAAAAATGAATTTGAGTATGAAACTATAAAGAATATTAAGCATGTAGGTAGAAAAGTTGTATATAATCTATCAGCTGATAATACACATACATATCTTGGAAATGGTATTATAACTCATAATAGTAACTTCTATGGTATTCTTCAGATGTTATATAATCCAAAGGGTTATAACATCTATGCATTGCCTAATTTATATGATAAGAACTCTAAAGGTAAAGGTGACACAGTATTCTTCTTTGGAGCATACTTGAATAGAGGTGGTTTTTATAATAAAGATGGTGTATCAGATGTAGTAGCTACTATACTTGATATTTTAAATAAGAGGTTTATAGTTAAGTATAACTCTACTGACCCTTCTAGATTAACTCAAGTAGTAGCTGAAAGACCTTTGACTATTCAAGAGGCTATTATGAGGAAGGAGTCTTCTTTATTCCCTGCTGCTCAATTGAGTGATAGAAAGAATGAACTAGATGCTAATCCTAATATCTATGATGATGTTTATACAGGTAGAATGACTATTAAGGATGGAAAGCCTGAATTTACACCATGTGATGTTAGTGTAATTAGAGAGTTTCCTCATAAGGATAATAAGCTTAATGGTGGTATAGAGATATTCCAATTGCCTAAGAAAGATAGTAGTGGTAAGATACCTTCTAATAGATATATTGCAGGTACTGACCCTGTAGATGATGATGATGCCAAGGAATCTTTGTCACTTCAATCTACATTTATTTTAGACTTATGGACTGATGAAATAGTAGCTGAATACACTGGTAGGCCTACATTTGCAGATGATTACTATGAACAGTTAAGACTACTTCTTATGTTTTATAATGCTAGAGATAACTATGAAAACAATAAGAAGGGACTATTTGCTTATTTCAATAGAATGTCTTCACTATACTTACTTAGTGACAGACTAGAATACTTGAAGGATAAAGAGATAACAAAGATTCCAGGAGTAGGTAATCAAAGTAAAGGTTATGCAGCTAATAAGTTTATTAATGGTTATGGTAGATTACTTTATAGGAACTGGCTGTTAACTCCAATACCTATGGTACAAGAAGTAGATGGTGAACAAAGAGAAGTCATGATTCCTAGATTGTACACATTAAGGAGTAGAGCACTTATTCAAGAGTCTATTCAATGGGAGTCTTTAGGTAACTATGATAGGGTTTCATCTATGATTGCATTAATGTTGTATAGGGAGTATATGGTTATACAGTATCAGGGAAACTTTAGTCAGGATAGAGTTGAAGCTAATGATAGAAACTATCTTGGTAATGATAAATTCTTCACTGATAACTATGATAAAAGGATAAATAATAACAGGATTAACTGGTATCCTACAAGGCAGTAAATTTAGTAAAGAGTGTAAGTAGGTATAAATAATTCACTTATGGTATTGCATGGGTGGATTATTTTACTTACTTTTGCACTATATAATATAAGACTATAGAAGAGTATGAATACAGAATTTGCTAATTTCCCCAGACAGATGCTCCCATTCAGTCAAAAGACTAAGAAGTGGAGAAAAGAGTGTGTGTTATGGGCTAATAATAAGACATTCTTTAATTATAGTCTTGTCAGAAAGTCTGTTGTCCATAAGCAGATTAATTACAATCTTCTTAGAGGAAAGATTAATATGCAGGATATGCAACTAGTATTGAATCCTGATGACTTGAAGGCAGGATATATACCAGATAGAATACAGCATTATCCGATCATGAATTCTAAATTAAATGTTCTAAGAGGTGAAGAAAGTAAGAGAGTTTTTGATTTTAGAGTAGTTGTGACTAACCCACTAGCTATATCAGAGATTGAGAATAATAAGAAGAATGAGTTATTACAAAGACTTCAAGAAGAGGTTAGTGATACTTCTCAAAGTGAAGATGAATTCAATGAAAAGCTTGAAAAGCTCAATGATTACTTTACTTATGAATGGCAGGATTTAAAAGAGATTAGAGCTAATGCTCTCCTCAATCATTATATTAAGGAATATGATATTCCTCTTATATTTAATGAAGGTTTCATGGATGCTATGGCTGTTGGTGAAGAGATTTACCAATGTGATATAGTAGGTGGTGAACCTGTAGTTGAGAGATTAAATCCTCTTAAAGTAAGAGTATTTAAAGCAGGTTACAGTAACAAGGTAGAAGATGCTGATATTATCATAGTTGAGGACTATTGGAGTCCAGGCAGAGTCATAGATACATGGTATGATGTACTAACACAGAAAGATATTAAGTATATTGAGTCTTTGCCTGATCATATAGGTCAGAATACTGTGGATAGTATGGATAATATAGATGAAAGATATGGCTTTGTCAATGCTAATATGATTGGTGATGAGGTTACAACTTCAGATGGATTCTATTTTGACCCTGCTAATTTATTCCCTGAAAGTGTAGGTACATCACTTCTTCCTTATGATTTAGCTGGTAATCTAAGAGTACTTAGAGTATATTGGAAATCAAAGAGAAAGGTTAAAAAGGTTAAGTCTTATAACCCTGAAACAGGTGAAGAGGAGTATAACTTCTATCCAGAAGATTATGAAATAGATAGAAATAGAGGTGAAGAGGAGTACTCTATGTGGATTAATGAAGCATGGGAAGGTACTATGATTGGTAATGAGATATTTGTTAATATGAGACCTAGATTGGTTCAATATAACAGACTATCAAATCCATCAAGATGTCACTTTGGTATTATAGGTTCTATCTATAACTTAAATCAAGGAAGACCTTTCAGTTTAGTAGATATGATGAAGCCTTATAACTATCTTTATGATACTATTCATGATAGATTGAATAAGGCTATAGCTAATAACTGGGGAGCATTAGTTAGAATGGATTTAGCTAAGGTTCCTAAAGGCTGGGAAGTTGATAAATGGATGTACTATGCTAAGGTTAATCATGTTCTAGTAGAGGATAGTTTTAAAGAAGGTAACTATGGTGCTGCTAGTGGTAAGTTAGCTGGTGCACTTAACAATGCTTCTACTGGTGGTATTACCTTAGACCAAGGTAATTATATTCAGCAATTAGTCAATCTGCTTGAGTTTATCAAGATGGAGATGGCTGAAGTTGCAGGTATTACTAAACAAAGAGAAGGTCAAATTAGTAATAGAGAGACTGTTGGTGGTGTAGAAAGGGCTACTCTTCAATCATCACATATTACTGAATGGTTATTCATTCAACATGATGATGTTAAGAAGAGAGTACTTGAATGTTTACTTGAAACAGCTAAGATAGCTCTTAAAGGTAGATCTAAGAAGTTCCAGTACATATTATCAGATACATCTACCAGAATAATGGAGATTGATGGTGATGAATTTGCTGAAGCTGACTATGGTTTAGTTGTAGATAATAGTAATGGAACTCAAGAACTTAATAGTAAATTAGCTTCTTTAGCTCAAGCTGCACTTCAAACTCAGACTTTATCCTTCTCTACTATTACTAAACTCTACACTTCAAGTAGCTTAGCTGAAAAACAAAGATTGATTGAAAAAGATGAGCAGGAGATTAGGCAAAGACAACAGAAAGCTCAGCAAGAACAGCTACAAGCTCAACAGAATATAGCTCAAGCTCAAATGCAACAGAAGCAAGCTGAAATGCAGTTAAAGGATACTATGAATGTTAGAGATAATGAGACTGCAATTCTAATAGCTCAAATGGGTAAATATGCTAATGAAGAGACTAGTGAGGATGTTGAGTTTAGTGAAGAGGCTAAAGCTAATCTACAAGAAAAAATTAGAGAATTTGATGAGAAGCTAGCTTTTGATAATAAGAAGCTAAGAATTGAAAGTCAGTTAAAGAAAGAACAAATAAATAAGAAACCAAATAATACTAAATAATATGAGAAGATATAATGGTATAGTTGAGTCAGAATCTGCACCATCAAAGTTTGATTTGTGGATGTTTAGAGGCTCATTAAAGTACTTTGGTCCTAATGGCTGGGCTAATATTTCTTCAGGTGAAACACAAGACTTAGCTAAGGTAGCTTATAGTGGTGATTATAGTGATTTGATTAACACTCCTACTATCCCAGAACCTTACACACTGCCTGCTGCAACTACAAGTGTAATTGGTGGAGTGAAGAAAGCTACTAATATATCAAACCTAGCAACTGGAGCTGAATTAGCAACAGTTGTTACTCAGGTAAATGCAATTCTGTCTGCATTAAAGGTGGCAGGTATTATGGTTGGAGATGCAAACTAATATACTATGTACTTTACACAAGAGGATTATAGAAAAATAGAAGCATATCTGAAATCAAAAGCAGCTAAAGATACTAGTTTTGATTCAGCTACTACTCCTCTTCAAGGAAATGAGACTATAGTTCTAGTTCAGGGTGGTAAGAATGTAAATACTACTGTCAGTGATATAGTAAGTCAGTTCTTCGCATTAGGAGTATCAGACTTTATCAATGTCACTGATAAGTATGGTATATCTTATAATACTCTTGATGAAGCTATTAGAGTTATACCTTGGAGAAGTAGAAAAGTAGGTCAGGTTATTACCTTCCTAAATGAACAAGGTGAATGGCACTTATACCAATATCAAGGTGAGTCTATTCTAACTTGGGATAATACTACTTTATGGGTAGACTTACTTGAGTCTAGAATTATTAACTCTATACTTCCTGATCAAGAAGACTTAACTATGACTGAACCTGATGCTGATGGTAATTCCTATATGCATTTCAAGGATAAAGATTATAGTGTAGATGACTTCTCAGGTTTGGGTAGAGTATATTTAAGAAAGAACTTACAGACTCTTACAGACCCTAATACAGGTGAAACCAGATTAATTAACTACCTTACTCAAACTATGGTTGGTAAGGAGAATGTTATTTATCATATACAGTATGATTATAATCTTAATGGTCAAACCATCACTATTCCAAATAATTGTGTCCTTTTATTTGAAGGAGGTTCTATATCTAATGGTACACTTAATTTTATTAATACATCTCTTGTAGGAGATGTGTCTTTAAATGTAATTCCGACTGGAACCTTAAATAATGATAAGGCATATATAGAATGGTTTAAAAGTAATACTTCCACTGTATTACAGTTTCTAATTAATTCAGGAGTTAATGAAGTTATATTTGGTAATACAACTTATTCATTTAAGGATGTAGTATTAAATAGGGACATTGTTATCTCAGGAAGTGGAAATACTATCTTTAAGCCAATATTAATAAGGAATGAAGATTCTGCAATAACTCATTCTTTAGATAGTTGTAGAAATATGTTGCAATCTTCTACTCCTGATATTTCTGTATTAATCAGAAATATTACTTTTAAAAGTACGATTACTACTAACACACTACCATCTGATTATAAGACAGATAAGTATGCTTCTGAGCCACTTTTATTCTTTACAGATGCCAGAAAAGTAGAGGTTACTAATTGTATTTTTGACAGCATTGAGGGTAATAGCTATAGCAATACTAATTATACATATTACGGAAATAAGAAGGGGCTTTGTGTATGTTGTTGGGATTGTGATGAGGTTATAATACATAATAACTTTATGACCAGATTAAGAATGGATGAACAATTCTGGGCTATTGCAGTTCATAAAGATAGGGAGACCCTTATAACCAGATTTAATAAGAATTATGTAAAGGATATGCAGCCCACAGCTAATTCTTCTTTATTTTCTTCTGTAGCTGGTACTGTAGAATTTAATGATAACTATGTTAATAACTTTGTATATACTGGTTCACTTACTAACCTATTTGGTACTCATGTTATAGCAAAGAACAATATTATATCTAATACTCAGGTAGGTAGTGTATTTGATACTTCTGAAAGAGGTTACTTCTATGCTAATGATATACTTATAGCTGATAATACAGTAGAGGCTCTCTCTGGTGATTTTGTAGTAACTATTGCAAATATTATAAATATTAGAAATAATAAATTTAAGGGATTTACTTTCTTAACTGCTGAAAATGATGCTTCTATAAGTCAGATGTTACCAAGTACTTATCCTTATTTTTATACAAAAGATACTATAAAACCAGCTAACACCTATATTAATATTGATAGTAATAACATAGACCTTACATACTATGATAAAACTATAGTTAGAATAGTTCCAGAGATTTATAGTAAAGGGATAAATATTAGAAGCTGGCAAACTATAGGGGGTAAATTTGTATTTAAGAATAATATAATGACATCTCTTCAATCTTTTGATGCAGATGATGTTAATAATATGGGTAATTATCAGGTTGTGCCCTTCTGGTTATCAAATATGAAGCAGATTATTATAGAGGGTAATAATATTACTGGGGGAGGAACCTCAACTAATATAACTTCTGTGAAATCTGTCATTTGGGCTGGGCATTATTACACTTATGACCAAGGAGAAACTGCTTATACTTTAGATGAGCTAACAATAAATGGTAATACCTTCTCTACAAATGCTTCCTATATATTACTTAGTACTACTAACCAATATACCACAAAGTGGTACACTATAACAAAGTTTAATTTTATCAATAATATCTCTTCAAGTAATAAAACAATTGCATGGAGTTTACCTGTGGTGTTTAGATATGCTACAATAAGAGGTAATGTAAGTTTACGATTGAGTCAATACCCATTTGTTACTTTTGATACTGATATTACTGACCTTGGGTATAGACTTGGTAGGATAGAAGCCTATAGAAGATTCAGAGAAGAGAAGACTAATGCTATAGCCTATACTGCTGATTTAACTTCTGAATATAATTATGAGGAAGCTACTATAGCAGTAGGTACAAAGTTAGAGATTGGAAATCAAATGCTAATGTCTGATAATACCATTTGGAAAAATATTGGAACTGTTACAAGTTGGCGGGCATCCTCCACTAAGGAGATACAGTCTGATACTAATATAATGAAGTATCAAGGAGTTTTCTGGAGAAAACTTTTATCAAGGAAAGTTTTGATTTTTGATTCTCCTGCTACTGGAACTACAGAGCAAAGAGAAGCTGTTAGACTCAATTCTTGGTACTATGGACTTATTTGGTATGATACTACTCTTCAACAAAACTTCCAATACAATAATGGAGGATGGTATAATGAAGATGGTACTTTAACCTCAAAAGTAGTAATTGTTTAAATTGATAAATGATGGAAAATCAGCAATTAATTAAAAAGGATAGGAGTGCAAACTCCTATTCTAAAATATTTCCTTGGACCTTTACAGACCTAGTTCTTGATAGAGTTACCAAGGAATCTCTTGATAATATCCTTGTAAGGAATAACTTTATAGCCTTGCCTTATGTGGGTAGTAAGGCTGCAACCAGATTACAGGTTCCTATGAAGAATAGGAGAAGAGGTATCTGGTTAAGTTATATAGATTATGCAGGAACTTTAACAGTTGAGTATTATAATGACAATAACTTAGATGATAATCATTGGCAGGATAGTTCTTACTGGTTACCATATAATACAGCAGAGTTTCAACTTGCATCTGTTGGTTTATCTACATTAGCTCAAGAAGTATTTGATTGGATTAACAGTCAAATTACAACAGCAGTTAAGTTAAATCCTGAAGATTTACAGAAGAATAGTTCTGGTCAAATTGAAGAAGCTAATAGAGCATATGATACTTCAACCTTTAGTGGCTTAGGTTATAGAATATTAAGAAAGAATATTCAAAGCAACAAGAATATTCTTACTCAATCTATGATCAACATGCCTAATACTATCTATGAGATTCGATATGACTTTGATTTAAATGGTAATACTATTAATATTCCTGAGAATTGTAAGTTAAAGTTTGTTGGAGGTAGTCTGAAGAATGGTTATCTTAAAGGAAGCCTATTAAATAGCGTTATAGATTTTAGTAGAATAAAAGTAGATGATTTAGGAGTATTTTTTTCTTATTTTAAATTAAAAGATAATCAAACAGTTATATTTGAAAAAGATAAAGTTTATACATCTTCTATAGATATTAATATTAATGCTTCAAATATTACTATTAATGGTAATGGTGCTACTATACAATCTGTTAATACTGAACATCTTAGTAATATAATCGAAATATCTCCAAAAGTAGCAATATATTATGGATTAAGTATAGAAACTACTATAAATAGTAATATAGTATCTTTAGGAACTATAGCTTCTGATATTCAAATTGGTGATTATATTCAATTAAGAGATAGTGCAAATAAACTTAACTTAAATTATCATAATGGTATATATGCTATTGTATTAGATAAAAATGGAAATGATATTACATTAGATGTTCCATATAATTCAAATATTATAACTTATATAGAAGTTTATAAACCTCTTGATAATATCAAAATATTTGATTTAATATTAGGATTTAATAGTTCTCATGGTCAAAGAGGTATTAGATTAGTAAAATGTAGAAACTCAGAAATATATAATATAAAAGCTGATGGTTTAGGTAATTTGGCAGGTATTTATATAGATGACTGTTATTATACTAAAGTTCACGATTGCGTTTTATCTAAATTCTTTGATATAGATAGAATAGTTAATATGAATGGATATGGCATTGGAGCAAGTGGTCGAAATATAGAAATATATAATAATAATGTTTATGATTGTAGGCATTGTTATGCTGGAGATTCAAGAGATTATGTTTCATTTATACATATTCATGATAATACAGCATCTTATAGTTATAATACTTATACTGAATTAAATGGTATTCAATCTGTTATATATGCAGGAATGTATGACCTTCATGGTAATAATAAAGGTATTATAGAAAATAATATAGGTACAACTACATTATTAGAATCTGGAAAATGGTATGGAATTACAGTTAGAGAATCTGATGTAATTATTAGAAATAATATAATAGAAAATAATTCTAATACTTTTGAAGGTTTAGCTATTATATTAAGTGAACTTGCTTATGATAATATTCTTATTGAGAATAATAAGATAACTGGAAGAGTTGTAATAGGAAGCGCTATAACTAATTTACAATTAATTAATAATATATTTAATGATAGTTTTATAGACTTTTCTACAATATCTGATAATACTAAAAAGAGTGTA